TATGAAGCGATTCATATAAAAACAAACCAAAAAGTATACGTAACAGTTGATGAGTTAATCTAATGAAAAAAGTAGAAGAAGAATCTCCAGCGACATCAATCGGTAACGCCTCGGTTGCATTACCTCCAACGGCTAGATTTAAAACTATTCAAGTGACGGATCGCCGTAGAAGGAAAGACAAACATCCAGTCCTTTTAAAACGATTTAGAAAACATATGGAAGATCAGAAAGATGCTTAGATTATATCTAATGCTATTCATAATCGGATCCTTGAGCGTTGCTGGTTACAGCGCGTATACATATTATATAACGACTCAAGAAACGATTCGTGTTTTAGCTGGCAATAATGCCAAACTTGAAATAGCAGTAGCAACGAACGAAGAAGCTTTAACTTCTTTAAAAGAAAATTATGCTGCGGCAATGGAAGAAAATAATAAAATAAATAAAGCATATGCGGATATTCGTAAACAGAACAGTAGGTTATCAAGTAAACTCGCTGATATGGACTTAGGCCTATTAGCAGTTGAGAAAACTGATAGCATTGAACGAGCGATTAACAGAGGAACTGTTAACGCTGGCCGGTGCTTTGAAATATTGTCTGGAGCGGAATTAACAGAGGATGAAATAAATGCAACTGACGCGAAACAATTTAATAAAGAGTGCCCTTGGCTTTGGCCTGGTCCTAACCTTGATGGGGTGCAGTCTGAAACCGCAGATGCCGCGGGAAATAACGGTTAGTGCTAAACCAGTAGAAAAACCACAACTCACTCTACCTCCAGTAGACGAACTCAATATGCGTCCAGTAGATTGGGTTATTATCACAGAAGAAAATTTAGAACAAAAACTTACAGAGCTTCGCGGCAGCGGTCAACCTATTGCTATATTTGGACTCAGCGGCGAAGGTTACGAGAATCTTGGTTTAAACTTTAGTGATATACGTGCGATGGTTCAACAACAACAGGCCATTATCTTAGCTTATGAAAGTTACTATAAGCAAGCTGAAGATGCTCTTGACGGTGCGATGAAACCTGAGTGATACTCCATCCACCTTAAAGGATACCTTTAAATTATATACAGTTTTTCTAGAAAGTAAACCCCTAAAATAATAATTTATTTTTTTTATTTTTTTTCACTTTAGGGGTGTTACAAATCTGAAAACTAATATATAATACTACCAAATCAATATGACTAACAACATATAGCATGCTGTCTCAGCGTGTTGTATCTTTTTATGCTGTTTTCTAGGAGAATCAAAATATGCTCAAACTCATCCCAAACAATCCAGACAGAAATACACGTGCAATGATGTCTGATACTAAATTTTATGAAGGTTATAGTAGGTGGGACGAAGACAACGAGCGTTATGAAACATGGGAAGAAGCAGTTACTCGTGTTATGGGTATGCATCGTACATATTATAAAAAGAAAATGTCTCCTGATCTATCACAGCTAATTGATGAAGCTGAATCTCTTTACAAATTAAAGTATGCTCTTGGTGCACAACGTGCTCTTCAGTTTGGTGGTGAGCAACTGTTGAAGAAACCTATGAAGATGTACAACTGTACCTCTACATATGCAGATCGCGCAGCATTCTTTGGTGAGTTATTTTATATTTTGCTTTGTGGTGCAGGTGCTGGGTTCTCCGTACAAAATCATCACGTTGAAAATATGCCTAAGTTACAAGAACGTAAGAAGCAAGCAAAAGGTTTTAACGTAGAAGATTCAATCGAAGGTTGGGCAGATTCTCTTTCAGTTCTAATGTCTTCTTATTTTGTTGGTGGTGGCACTCATCCAGAATTCGAAGGCCGTAAGATTTATTTTGACCTATCAGCGATTCGTCCAAGAGGTGCTATGATTTCTGGTGGCTTTAAAGCTCCAGGACCAGAACCATTACGTCGTACATTAGATAAGATTGAACATATGTTACAAGGCATTGTTCTATCTGGTCGTAACACATTGAAACCAATTGAAGTATATGATATTGCTATGCATGCTGCTGATGCAGTATTATCTGGTGGTGTTCGTCGTTCAGCAACAATTTGTTTGTTTTCACCAGACGATACAGAAATGATGAAAGCAAAAACTGGTAACTGGTTCATTGATAATCCACAACGTGGTCGTTCAAATAACTCAGCCGTGATTGTTCGTAATGAAGTTACAAAGGAAGAGTTCTCTAATCTCATGACATCAATCAAAGAGTTTGGCGAACCAGGTTTTTATTTCGTTGAGGACAAAGACTTTACTACAAACCCATGTGTTGAGATTGGCATGTACCCACAGCTTAATGGCAAGTCCGGCTGGCAAGGTTGTAACCTCACAGAAATCAATGGCGGTAAATGTACAAGCAAAGAAGAGTTTTTCAAAGCATGTCGTGCTGCAGCTATTCTTGGTACACTCCAAGCGGGCTATACTAAATTTGAATATGTATCTAATACAACTCGTAAGATCTTTGAGCGTGAAGCATTACTCGGTGTTTCGATTACAGGATGGATGAATAACCCTGAAGTTCTTTTTGATGAAGAGATCCAAAGACAAGGCGCAGAGATCGTAAAGCAAGTCAATAAAGATGTTGCTGAATTAATTGGCATAAATCAAGCTGCTCGTACCACTTGTGTTAAACCATCTGGCAATGCTTCTGTGCTGTTGCAGACTGCCTCTGGCATTCACTCAGAACACTCACCGCGTTACCTACGACACGTGCAACTGAATAAGGAATCAGAAGTTTCACAACTAATCGCTGAGACAAATCCTTACATGGTAGAAGAATCAGTATGGTCTGCAGGTAAAACTGACTACGTTGTTGCGTTTCCTGTTATCTCACCAGAAGGTTCACTGTATCGTGAAGAACTATATGGTACCAAGCTTTTAGAAAAAGTAAGCAGTGTACAAAACAACTGGGTAGAGTTTGGTACAAACGAAAAACTATGTGCACATCCTAAGCTACGCCATAATGTTTCAAATACTGTAACAGTCATGGATCACCAGTGGCGTGAAGTAGAAGACTATGTTTTTGAAAATCGCGGTGCATATGCTGGTATCTCCTTCCTTGGTGGATCAGGTGATAAAGATTTTAATCAAGCACCTATGACAGAAGTCTTGACCGAAGAACAGATAGTGAATAAATATGGCAAGGCTGCATTGTTTGCAGCTGGTTTAATTGTAGATACACGTAAAGGATTTAACGACTTGTGGGAAGCTACTTCTGTAGCTCAACTACCAGATGATAATCACGGAGAAGTTTCTGATATTCGCGCAGAATGGATTCGTCGTTTTAAAAAGTTTGCGGATAATTATTTTATGAGCGATACAAAAGAAGCTGAGTATTGCTTGAAGGACGTATTCCTTTTACACAAATGGACTAAGATTCAACAGAACCTTGCTCCAGTAGATTTTGCTTCTCAACTTGAAACTAAAAAATATGTAGATGTAGACACACTTGGTTCTGCAGCATGCGTAGGAGGCGCCTGTGAAATTACTTTCTAAAATACCTGATTTTTGTTTAAGCCATTGGTTACTTCGTGTTCCGTTGGCTGTTGTTTTTATTCAACAAGGCCTATCTAAACTTCCTTTCTCTGTAGATGATGCAGAGGCCTTTGAACTTCCTGCTTTAGTGTGGTGGTTTGTTACTTATGGTGAACTAGGCGCTGGACTAGGTTTACTGGCTGGAGGACTTCTTTTAGCAAAACCTTTGAAAGCACTAGCCGACGTTATTACGAGATTTAGTGGTATTACTATTTGTTGTATAATGACTGGTGTTATTTGGATAGGACAACCAGAGAGTTTAACCGACGTAATTTTATATGACAATTTACACGTATTCTTATGGGTAGGTGGATTGTTCTTTGCATTAAGAGGAAATCGCACATGAGATTAAAAAAACTTACATTACTATCAACACCAGGATTACTAATTTTATTACTAATGTTAGCAACACCTGTCACAGCAGACAAATCATTTAATAAATGTAAATCTTGCCACTCAATCAAAGAAGGTGGTAAGAATGGAACCGGTCCTAACTTATGGAACATAATGAACAGAGGAACTGCACAAGCAGAAGGTTACAAGTATAGTAAGAAGTTTTTAGCGTGGTCTGAAGAGAACTCAATGTGGACACCTGAGCTCATGGACCTATGGCTCACCAATAGTAAGAAAATGGTCAAAGGGACAAAGATGGCTTATAGAGAAAAGAAAGAAAATAAACGTGCAGAAGTTATTGAGTATCTTCAGTCAATGGGTGATGTACAATGAAAAATAGTGTAAAAGCTTTTCCGCCAATAGCAATACCTCATATGATAAAAGATAGTTGGAATAGCATCATGACTATTCAACATTCACCACTACGTAAGTTGCCACCTCAACTTGGATTGATGGTATTTTTGATTCTGTCAGTTATGTGGAGCGGCATCTTTGCTGCTCTTATGAGCAACCCATACATATTTGGTTGGGCGGCAGGCGGACATGTTCTAGTCGTCTGCGGAATCTTTATAACTGCCATAGTACACGACCAAGCTGATAAATATCCTGCACATATGAAATACAACACCAGAGCTCCTGGTGGCGAACATGAGTAACTACACAATACTAAACCCAAATAATGGTGATGTATGTTCAATGAAGTTTGGAAGTAAGACTCAATTAATAGAATGGCTAGCTGAAACAGGATGGGAGTGTTTAGGAGAAACGGAAAGTTATTTACCAACTAGACACGAGCGTATGAAAAACAAAGAAGAGTTTGCTGGATGGGGAAGCTAAATGGATAAAGAATATTGGACCGAGTGTGACGTTTGTGACATGGAAACTTACGTCTTATTAGAAGAAGGAGACGAAGTCCCAATGTTTTGTCCTATGTGTGGTGAAGAATCAGTCTTTGAAGAAACTATAGACGAATAATAAATAGCCTTATGTGGCATTATAATGGAAAAGAATTTGACGAGACTCCAGAGGAGTATCAAGGATTCGTATATCAAATAACAGAAAAAGCAACTGGTATGAAATATATCGGTAAGAAGTTTTTCTGGAAACCGAAAATTTTACCAAAAACTAAAGCAAGAAAACGCAGAGTCAGGACAAGAGCTGAGTCTGACTGGCGTAAGTATTTCGGATCTAGTAAAGAAGTACAGTTACTCGTAGAAGAGAACGGTGCTGATGCATTTCATCGTGAGATACTTAAGTTATGTAAGACCAAAGGTCAGTGTTCTTATTATGAAATGAAGTATCAACTTGAGCTTGATGTATTGCTCAAACCAGAAGAATACTATAACGCATTTATTGGAGGAAAAATACATCGAAAGCATATTTTAGGTTTACAATCAGATGAAACTGTGGTAGAATAAACTTAATATGAATGGAGTTTGGAATGATTATTATTGATTATAATGGAATAGCTATTGGAAACATTGTTACACAAAAGCTTGACATAGATGAAAACATGGTTAGGCATATGATACTGAACAGTATTCGTATGTACCGTAAACGTTTTCATAAAGACTTTGGCGAAGTTGTTATTGCCTCTGACGCAGGTAACAACTGGCGTTACAAAGCATTTCCTAATTACAAAGCAGCTCGTAAAGTTGGTCGTAAGAAATCAAGTATGGATTGGGACGAAGTATTTCGTATCACTAATCTAGTGTTTGAAGAACTTGGCGATCACTTCCCCTATAAAACATTAAAGATCGACGGATGTGAGGCTGATGATATTATTGGCCAACTTTGTTACAACACACAGGAGTTTGGTCAATACGAAAAAGTTATGATTATATCTGCTGATAAAGACTTTGCACAGTTGCAGAAATTTGACAATGTGTCACAGTATTCTCCTATGACAAAGAAATATATAAAGATAGAACATCCTAGGAAACAGTTAATGGAACTTATTCTCAGAGGCGATACATCTGACGGTGTACCTAATGTTTTATCTGGTGACAATGTTTTTGTCGAAGGTATACGTCAAACTCCTCTCCGTCAAAAGTTACTCGATCAACTAATAGAAAATCCTGAGTCTGAAGGCCAAGAAATATATCGTAACTATTTACGTAACAAAAAATTAATTGATTTGAACGAAACGCCTGATGTTCTAAAAAGCGAAATTATAAATACATTTGAAAGCCAAGATACATATGATAATAAGGGAAAGGTCTTTCCTTACCTAGTGGCTAAACGATGTAAACGATTGATTGAAGATATTGAGGACTTTATCTAAATGGTTACGAAGACTAGAACGAAACACATCTACGAAGTAATTGAACTTGCTTCAAAAGCAAAAACGAAACAGGATAGAATAAACGTCCTTCGTGAAAACGAGTCTTGGGCTTTAAAAGACTTACTCCGCGGCGCATACGACGAGCTGGTCCAGTGGTCATTACCACCTGGTGATCCTCCGTATGAACCAGCCAAGGAAGAAACTGTACCTTCCACATTACACAATCAACATAAGAAGTTTAAATACTTCGTTAAAGGACTTGTGGGTGATCAGATGATGGGCTTCAAGCGTGAACGTATGTTCATAGATATTCTTGAAGGTATTCACCCAAAAGATGCTGAGCTTCTTATTCTTATGAAAGATAAGAAAGCATTAGCAAAAGGAATTACCAAGAAACTTGTAGAGGAGGCTTTTCCAAAACTTATCGTTAAATAGTAATCATGTAAAATAATAATAAAACAGGAGATTGCATTGACTGCTCAGTTTGATAGACTTAAACAAGATGTTATTGAATTAGAAACCTATATCACCAAGCTCAAAAAGAAAGGCAAAACTGATCTAGCTACTAAAATAAGTCGAAAGAGAGAATATCTCAAAGACTATATCGCTGAGAAACAACAAGCACTGCAATAGGAGGTAGACGGTCGACTAGCATGACTAGTCGGCCGATTTACAGAAAGAACATTATGCCTTTATACACATTGAAAGATATTAAGACTCGAGATACCTGGGAAGTTACATGTAGTTGGAATGAATTACAGGAGACTTTAGATACTATGCCAGACGTAATTCAAGTACTAAGTACACCAAAGATTGTATCCGGAACAGGAAGTACTTTGAGCAAAACAGATGATGGATGGAAAGAAGTTTTGAATAAAGTAAAATCTGGATCTGGTCGTGACAACACAATAAAAACATAGTATGAGTAAACATCGAAAGAATAATTCTCTTACAGTTCGTATTGATGATCTGTTACAATATGATCCTATTACTGAAAATCAAAAGATTGCTTTTGAAGCGTGGGAAGATAATGATAATCTAGTCTTGGCTGGAACTGCAGGAACGGGTAAAACTTTTATAGCTCTTTACATGGCGCTAGAAGAACTTCTTGATCCTAAAGAATCTTTCTTCCGTCGTATTGTAATAATTAGATCTGTTGTACCAACAAGAGACATTGGTTTTCTTCCAGGTACAGTGGACGAAAAAAAGGATATGTACAATATTCCATATAAGAATATTTGTGCTGAACTATTTGGTGATGTAGGAGCGTATAACAAACTTACTACGGCTCGGCAAATTGACTTTGAATCTACATCATTTATTCGTGGATCCACGTTTGATGATTCTATTATTATTGTTGATGAGATGCAGAACCTTACGTTCCATGAACTTGATACAGTCATTACGCGAGTAGGACGTAACAGTAAGATTATATTTTGTGGTGACTATAAACAATCTGACTTCAAGTTTCAAGATGAGAAAGATGGATTATTTAAGTTTATAGCTATCTTAGAACAAATGAAAAACTTCTCGGTCATACAGTTTGGTTGGGATGATATCGTAAGATCAGGAATGGTGAGAGATTATATTATGACAAAAGAAATGTTAGGATACGATTGATGATAACAATTTGGGGTGGACCAAAGTGTGTATGGTGTGACAGAGCAAAGTCACTTGCAGAACAGCATGAACTCAAATACGAATACATTTTAATTGATGGGCCAGAGAAAATGCAAGAACTAATGCATTTACTTCCAGGAGCACGGACGGTTCCTCAAATATTTTGGCATCAGAAACATATAGGCGGATACCAAGAATTCGCTGCTGAAATTGAAAACACTCGCAACTTCGGACAGGAAAAAATCTAATGACTAAGTTCAGTCGCTTTGACTCTCGTAATAAAAAACGTGGAAAACACAAGCAACAATCTATTCACAAAGATTTTAAAATAAAAAATTATATTAAAAATGAAAAAAACTGTTTACATTCTTCTGAAAGTATGGTAGAATACTACTATAATGAAGGAGAATATAATGATAAACAATTTAAACCGAGTGATACTTACTGACTGTGACGGTGTTCTCATGAACTGGGAATACGCCATGAATGTCTGGATGCAATCACAAGGTTACAAGATCGTTGATGACGGTCAATCGAAATACGACATGGGAGATTGATACAATCTTCCATCATCTCTTAAAAGACGATTAGTTAGGCAGTTCAATGAATCTGCTGCTATGGGTTTCTTACCTCCTTTACGCGACGCTATGTATTACGTAGATCTTCTACACCGTAAACATGGTTACACGTTTCACATGATTACTGCACTTTCAAAAGACGAACATGCTCAAAAGCTACGTATTCAAAACTGTAAAAAATTATTTGGTGAAACTGCTTTTACTCAATTTATCTTTTGTGATACTGGTGCCGACAAGGACGAAGTACTAGAACCTTATCGTGACACTGGTTACATTTGGATTGAAGATAAATTAGAAAATGCACAACTTGGTAATCGACTAGGACTCGAAAGTATTATGGTAGAACATGCTCATAATATGAATAATGACGAGTTCCCAACATTCGCAACATGGAAGGACATCTATGAATATGTCACTGGGTGAAGTACTTACACTACGTAGTCAATGGGAAGAGATCGTAAGGTATCGTAAGTCTTATGAACTAAGCCACTATAATGGTACTATAGATAATCTATATGCATTCATTGAAACCGGAGCCAAAAAGAATCGTTTTCGAAAAAACTTTGAGAATGCATTGATTATCGCAAATAAAATCGTGAGTTACTATGAAGAGACTAATTTATCAGGTATACACAGGACCTCGTAAAAGATTATACGACCACTGTACAAAGTCTGTCGCTACTTACTGTGAAGAACATGGCATTGATCATGTTATACAAAGAGAACCTATCCTAAGAATCAAACCAGATGTATTTGCTACTAATCGTAGTAAAGAGTCCTATGGTAAACATGGTGGCTTTCTACCGATATATGAGAAAGAAAATGCATTTGCATACTTTGATCGTTATGATCAGATCGCAATTGTAGACGGTGACATATGGATAAGACCAAACAGTCCTAACCTGTTTGACGAGTTAGATGATGACACTGAATTTGCTGGTGTTATAGAAAGACAGATGCCACTTACTCCAAGATACTTCGACAAAATCACAAACTATTCTCATATGCAATATGGATCATTAAAGCACGTTGATTGGAAGTGGAATCAACACGGTGCGGAGTTCTATAACATGGGTATGATGTTAATGAGTAAAAACATTGCAAAGTATCTACGTGGTCAAACTCCACGAGAGTTCTTGATGCGTGCAAAGTTCAAAGGATTCATTGATGGATTAGGCGCGTGGAAATGGTCTACGGATCAGACACTTTTGAATACTTGGGTACGTGAAGAAAAGATGAAACAAAAACATCTTCATTGGAAGTGGAATGGTTTATTTAATGCTATACCACATGAGAAGATGCAACAAGCTCACTTCTTACATTTCTTTCATAAAGATTTAATTCCTAATGAAGGAGAAGATATTGAGCGACTAATGGAATTAGTAGTATGAGATATTTAGAAATCGCTCCAAACGAGAACAGAGGATTAAATTGGGATAGTGTACGAGATGTACCTACTCCTGGCTGTATGGTATATGATATGCGTAAGCTTCCAATGAGGGGAGTTATGGACGCACAGTATAATGCAGTCTATAGTGAACACTTTATTGAGCACCTTGAAAAAGATGAAGGCATAAACTTCTTTAAAGAGATGTATAGAGTAATGAAGCCCGGTGGTATCATCCGTACGGTCTGGCCTCCTATGGACTTTGTAGATTTTCTTAGGCAAGATCAAAACTTAGATGAACACGCTTTCGTACAACACTACTATCAATTCTATATCTTGAAACATAAGTTTGCACCAGCTGGAACTGAACACTTGTCCAAGCAACTTCAATGCGCCGAAGGACTCTTATATCAAGGCGGTGAACATAAACATCTTTGGTATAAGAAAGAAATGATAGAAACACTTACTGAACTTGGTTTTAAAAACGTACAAGAAATGCCTTATGGAAAATCTGGTGTAAGAGACTTCAATGGTATTGATACACCAGGCTTGATACGTAAGTTACACTCTGCAGTTATAGAAGCGAGCAAACCTTGGTAAATATTATACTGCAACACTTCGATGGTGAACTGCGTCCGTTGGATAAACTTTCCATGGCCAACATGCAAGAGTACGCTGAGATGGTTGGAGCAGAGTACAGGCTTATCACTGGTAAACCTTTTAATCGAAGACTAACAGCACCCTGTCAAAAAGTACAGATGATTGCAAAAGAGTTTGACAAGTATGACGACGTGCTGATGGTGGATATTGATATGTTTGCACCTAAAGGTATGACTACTAATGTCTTCGAAGAACAAGGTGTTGGGATGTATCACACTGTACAGAAGATGTTACATAAAAAGTTAGTACAGCAGTATCCATTGATAGCATCATCTCGATCTCCTTACTGGGGTGGTGCAATATATAAAATGAATAAGAAATTAAGAGTAGCTTTAAGAGAAGCAAACACATTTCCAAACACATGGATGGATAACTTTAATTTACCATATCACTTTGAAGATGAAGGTATCTTTCATGTGTTAGCTCTGAGAGCAGGTATTAACTGGAGAAAAACACACTTAGATCCGAAATGGTGTCAATGTAGTTTTCTTCCTAATCCAGAAAAGGCTGGGTTTATTCATATACGTACTAAGATCACGCCTCAAGGACCAAAGCGATATAAGATGGATAACTATCAACAGTTAGTGGACGAAGGTGTACTTTGAATATATTAGTTGTAGGCGCTGGTTTTGCTGGAGCTACAATTGCTCGAGAGTTAGCAGAAGCTGGTCATAAGATATGCATAATAGATCAAAGAGACCACGTGGCTGGTAATGCATATGACTATGAAAACGAACATGGCATCAGAGTTCACAAGTATGGACCACATATATTTCATACAAATAATAAAAGAGTATATGACTGGGTAACTCAGTTTGGTAAGTTCGGTGAATACAAGCACAAAGTAAAGGCACAACTTTCTGATGGACGTTACGTTACTTTACCAGTCAATAACGAAACAAAAGATATTGTTGGTGAAGATAATATAATAGATACTTTCTACAGGCCTTACACAAAGAAGATGTGGGGAATGGAACTAGAGCAGTTAGATAGTAGCGTAACAAAAAGAATACCTATACGTGATGATGATAATGAATTCTACTTTCCAAATGATCAGTATCAGTTAATGCCAATGTACGGTTATACAAAATTGTTTGAAAGTATTTTAAATCATCAAAATATAGTCGTGCATTTAAACACTGTGTTTGATAAAAAAATGGAAGAGTTGTTTGATCATGTCTTTAACTCAATGCCAATTGATGAATATTATGAGTATGAATATGGTGAACTGCCTTATAGATCTATAAAGTTCCATCATACACACTTGCCAATAAGTAAAGTTTTACCAGTACCCACCGTAAACTTTACTCACGATGGTCCAAACACTCGAATCACTGAATGGAAAAATTATCCTTATCATGGTATCAACTCTAAAATGACTACGCTTACAGTAGAAGAACCATGTGATTACAAAGAAAATGGCTACAGAAGATTCTATCCAGTCAAAGATAATACTGGCCAAAACATGAGCATATATAAGAAATATGCAGCTAAACAAGCTGATAATCCTAACATGACTTTTATTGGAAGATGTGGAATGTATGTGTACATTGATATGCATCAGGCTATTAACTCATCTTTACAGACAGCTAAGAAATTTATAGAGAGAGTAAAATGAAGAACATAATATATCAATACTGGAAAGGTCCTATGAAGCCTGGTGTCGTAGCTTCTACGAGACTAATGAAAGAATATGCAGATCGTATTGGTGCTGAATATAGATTTGATCATAACATTGAGATCGCTAGTAAGACAGTCAATGTACCTATCTACTACGAACCAGCCAATCCTTTAGTTGATAAATCTTTTGATAAGTATGACAACGTAGCTTTGGTTGACATAGATGTCTTTCCTACAGAAGGTCTTGCTGATAACTTGTTTATGCTGAACGGTGAAGATGCTGGTATTTGTACTGAACCAAAGCAGCCCTACTTCAGGACAATATATAACTCTGGTGGAATCAATAGTATTATTGATAAACGTTGGGCGT